TGGCGGCTTACGATGGAACGAATACTGTGGCTTATGCTTTTAATGGTCGTGTGGGTCAGTTCCAAATTGATGCACAACCCGGTGCTGAAGCCAAGTGTGTATTTACCATCCATCCTCGCGGCAATCAGTACGGCTGGAGTAATTCCTAATGAAAGTCGCTGACGCTGTTGAAGTGTTGGCGACCACCCACCAATCCCTTGACGCAGTGGCGCGGGGGTTGGAGGTGAAAGCCAATGAGGTTGCTACGGCACTTGCCAAAGCAAAGCCTGACACAGTGGAGTTTGTTTGTTTAACAATACTTGCACGATACAACCCAGTTGCCGCAACAATTGAACCAGAAGAATAAACATGACAGACACGACAATACAGAACACGGCAGACTTACTAGGTTTTTTGGTTCAGCAATCCGAAACCCGCAAAGATTGGTTTGGCTTCACGCAACAAAAGATGACAGCCGTTAGTCTCGCCCATGAGATTGCGGCTCGTCATGCTGACACAATGACACCTGAGCAAGTGGTGGAGTACGCCAAAGAATTAAACGAATTGCTTTTCCATCGCTTGATAAAGCCCGGTGCATGGAGAATTTGAAATGGCAAGAATTGGATTCAAACTTGAGGGTTTTGATAGCCTTTTAAAAAATTTTGATGACATTGCAAAAGAAATTGGTGATAAAAAAGCTAATAGCAAAATACTTATACCAGCCGTGCGTGAAGCAATGCAACCAACATTAGCTAAAGCAAGATTACTTGCGCCCATAGATACAGGCGCATTAACGGCACACTTACAAGTAGAAGCAAGGCGACCAAATAGAAAAGATAAACGTTCTAAATATATTTTTAATGGCGACAATGTAATTGCATTGGTCACCACAAAAGCATTTCCTAAAAAACTAAAAAAGAAATTTAGCGCAGAAAATCAAAACCTGAGTTCAGCAGACCGCGCAAAGAAATTTAAGGCTTTTGCGGCTTCTAGTGGATATATGTACGATGCTCGCGCCATAGCCCAAGAATTTGGCACGGCACGAATGAAAGACCACAAACCATTTATGCGACCAGCATTAGAAGCGGCAAGCCCCGAAGTATTAAGAAAACTAAGCGAAGGCTTGGCAAGAAGAATAAACAGTTACAAACCAAAATACTAACAGGAGAAAACATGACACGATTTGCTGATGCACTCGGTGCAAAGTACCAACAGAACAGAGAAAACATCTTTACCCGAAGATTTGAATTAGGCGGTCACACATTCAAGGTTAGGATTCCTTATGTGAATGAATCCGATGAAATCTACAAGCGCATCAATGAACCTGATGAAGCCAAAGTAGCAGAAGCCTATAAGCAGATGACCGACCCGCTAATGGCATTAAAAGACCAAGACGCTGGCTTTACTTTTACTGATGACGATGTGCTGATTGAAGGGCGGTCGCTGAAAGAAGCGGCAAAACAAAAAATTCAAGTAGAAATTAAGATAACTGAATTTGTTAAGTTGCTTGTACCTGAAGTAGAAGGTGCAACGCTGGATGACTTAACTTATGAGGAGATTGAAGCCGAGTTTCCGATGGCGGTGCAAATGCAATTGGTTGAAAAGATTGCTGAAGCTATTAGCCCGACATACAAGGAAACAAAGGGAAACTGATTGGCTCATTGAAAAGTCAAGTCATCACCGCGATGATTTTCAATGGGCATACACATGAAACAATAGCGGAACTGGATGGGGTCACAATGGCGCAATTGCAAACTATGTATGGTGATGGATTGGTTGGCAATCAAGGCTTGCTTAATGTGCTGGGAGTGCTGACCAATGGAGTGTTTAACTACATGAGGGCGGCTGGTTCAAGCCCTTATAAACTAGCCAACATTCTAGGTAATGCGTATGATTACCTATATCCACCGCTGACTGAAGAACAAAAAAGACAACAAGCTAATGACCAGTTGCTGGCATTTATGAGTCAAGCACCGGGGTTTTCCAAAGAAAGATTCGGGGTAAAAGATGGCGAATAATGTCGGTCGATTAGGCGTTGTCCTTGGGTTAAACACAGCCGAGTTTGTTGCTGGCATTGAAAACGCTGGAAAAAAATTAGAGAATTTTGCAAATTCTGCGGCTCAATACTCAAAGTATGCCGCTACTGCAATGATGGCAATGTCATTTGCCGCACTTAAATTAGCAGATGATATTTCCGATGTTGCACAAGCCAACGATGTAGCAATTGATACTGTCGTCAAACTTAGGGCGGCACTAGATGCAAGCGGTGGCTCGGCTGACAAAGCTGGCGTTTTGTTGTCATCATTTACAAAATTTATTGACACTGCGGCTGATGGTTCATTTGAAGCACAAAAAGCATTTAAGGCTGTCGGTGTTTCCTTAAAAGACATTGGCTCAATGACGCAAGAACAGTTACTGAGCAAAGTGCTGTCTGGTCTTGAGAAAATGGAAGACACAGTTACACGCAATGCAAGAGCAATGGACTTCTTTTCCAAAGCGGCAAAAGGCGTAGATTTTACAAATTTAAATAAAGAAATTCAAGACAATGCCACTCTTGCAGAACAGCAAGCGAAAGCAATTAAAGATGCCGCAGATGCTTATGATGCATTTGCAAAAATTGGAAGTAAATTTAATGTAATGTTGGCAAGTGAAATTGGCCCGACATTAAAAACAACAATTCAATATTTTGGAAATTTAAAAGAAGTTTTTGATTTAGTTGGCGCGGCATTTAAAGTAACTTTTCAAACAGTGGCAATTGTTGGCGCAAATGTTATTTTTGTTGTTAAGGGAATTGCTTTAGAAATTGAAGCAATGTACGATTTTGTAAACAACTTGGTTACCAAGGGTTTAGCTACTGCTATTGCAAAAAATGATGAATATGTAAAACGCACAATTCAAGCGCGAAAAGAGTTAGACGATTTTGAACGCAGAATCATGGGTAGCGGTGGCGATATGCGTACCGACATTTATCCTAAAGTTGGTAGACCTAAAGATGGCGGCGAACAATTACGCAATACAACTGTTGGCGTTGATTCAAAACTGAATGCACGACTTGCCGCAGAAGCAAAAATGCTGAATGAATCAAATCTAGCCGTAGTTAATCTTATGAAGTCATACGAAGACTTTGGCGACAAAATAATAAATATAAAAGAAGAAGAAAGAAAAGCAATGTCGGCAAGGGCTGACGCTGAACAAAAAGCCGCTTATCAAGCAAACGAAATAATTGTTAATTTACAAAAACGCAGTGTTTTAGATAAAGAACAATTAGACAGAGAAAGAGAAATTTTTTTATTGCGTAAAGATAATAAAAATTTAAATAATACAGAGTTGGAATATGCTCAAAAAATACTTGAAATTCGTAATAAATACGCAGATGAAGAACGCAATATAAATGAACAATTAAGACAAGGTACGCAAGAACATAATGCCGCATTAGAACGCAACAACGAATTGCGCCAGCGTTCTATTGAGCAAGCAAAAGAACAACTAATGGAAATTCGCAAACAAACAGAAGGCACAATAACGCAAGGCGTACAAAAAGGTTTTGATGAATACATTAAAAACTTACCAAGCCAATTTGAAGTTGGTAGGCGTGGCTTTGTATCTTTAATGGGTAGTATGGAAAACGCTGTTGAACAATTTGTTAGAACAGGCAAATTTAATTTTGGAGATTTTACGCGCAGTGTCATTATGGACATGATGGTTATTCAAGCTAAAGCAAGCGCAATGAACATGATGCGTGGATTAGGAAATATTTTTGGTTTTGGTTCGCCAAGCGTAGATTTAAGTTATGGTGGCGAAACTTTTGGTGCAGTTAAAACAAGTGGATTTGCCGATGGCGGAGACCCACCAGTGGGTCGGGCTTCTATTGTTGGTGAACGAGGCCCAGAATTATTTGTTCCACGCACCGCTGGCACTATCATTCCAAACAATCAACTTGCAAACGCAATGGGTGGCGGTCAGACTGTTAACTACAATGGGCCATATATTGCAAACATGAGTGCAATTGATACCCAAACAGGCGTACAGTTCTTGGCAAAGAATAAGCAAACCATTTGGGCATCGTACCAATCGGCTAATCGTTCAGTTCCAGTATCGAGGTAAAAAATGAGTCTACAAAGCATCCTCGCCATAACTGAAAGTGTCAGCATCAATGACCATAAATTTGCTGGTCAGATGTTGTCTCGCAATATGCGTATCAGCACATCAGAAATTCTAACTGTTCAGCCGTTTCAATTTACGATGAAACCGATGGGCTATTTGCAGTACAGCACTAATCGGTCGCTGTTGTCTGCATTGCGTACTGCTGACAGAATCACTGAGCAATATCTTAACTTTGGCACAACTGGCTGGCTTAACTACATTACCTACCAAGGCGATATGTCCAGCGTACAGGCAAATGCCACAACAATTGAGACAGCAACCACAGGCATGAATATTGTGCTGGGTACTTTGCCATCAA